TTGTGCCAGGATGGGCTTAGACACCGCATGCCAGATTTCCGGCTCGCACATGGCGTATTCCGAAAAGATGATCCCTTTGGGGTTGGTGCCCCGTAAAGAGTCCGGGTTTTCAGCTCCCACTAGCTGAATCAAAGACCCGCTCTTTAACAAGATCTTCATCTCGTTCGCGTTCATCGAGCGCAGCGCCCAGGACGGGATCAGATCACGGAGGGTCTTGCCCTCATTGTCCCGCAGGTCCCAGAGCGCTTTCCGTGCCTGCGTATAGCTCGGGAAGACGTAGTAGTACTGCCCTGGCTCAGCCAAAGCCCTTTCCAGCATCAGATGAAAGCCGAGGTAGTCCTTACCGGCGCGACGATGGAAAACGCCGATGGCGCGCTTCTTAGTGCGCATGGCCTCCATAAGCTCTTGCTGATAGGGACGAGGCTTAAACATTCTTGGTAAGTTCGCCACGAACTTGATCGATCACTTCGTACATGGCTTTCTGACCGAGGTTCATGATCGTTTTGACTTCAGAATCAGGAAGGTCATGGGACACCGCTAGGCCTCCCACAATCATTCCTGTGACGGTAAACGCCGCCATCACACATTGTTCCGGGGGCAACAGCGTCAGATCTTTGATTGCTGTTTGAACTTTCAGTGCGGCGGCGTCAGTGTGCATCAACAAACCTTCGAAGTATCAACCGAAGCGCTTGCATCCTGTGCGGCTTGCCGTTTCTCCCAATCATCGAAGGGCCCCAAGCCACGTTCATAGGGCTTGCCTAGGCGATCGTAGTGGTGGGGCCGGTCATAGTACTGCTTGGGGTACCGCATCTTGCTAAGAGATGGCTCCTCGGTCGTGTCACACAGTACAATTTCAACAGTTGTCAGGGAATCAAAATCTGCTCGATTCACCCATACTACTGTGCTTGTCGACACGGTTTGGGGTGATATTCTGCCCAAGGGAATGATGATCTTGGGCTCGCCTTGAGCGGGCATCACCGCGTAAGCAATCTTATTTTCCGTGATGGCCAAGTCCTCAAGGTCACGCACCTCGACTTGGCAGAACAGACGATCGCCCTCAGCTCTCAGGGCCACCCAATCGAACGTAGGGTCAGCCCAGGCGCAATTTGCCAGGGCCAACAAACTTGCAATGGTATTGCACAGTTTCATTAAAACTTCCTTTGCAAGCCCAGCGAATAGACTGGCCACGCGTTGACGCCTTCATCTCGCAGCATCTTGGGCGCTGGTTGAAAGCCTAGACTGCTAGTCGCAGACCACTTCTCATTCAAATCCCAGATCCCGCGCACCGCGTAGCTGTAGTAAACAAATGGCTTAGTCCAATCGTGCGACGCCAAACCTGTGCTAAATTCAGGTCCGATGCGCCAGCCATCAAAGTTGGCATAGATGCCGGTGCTGAAGCTGACGCTATTCACTCTGAGCAAGCTGCTATTCAGATTGATGGCAGTATCCAAGGTAAATCCTTCGACTTCTTGGCAAATACCGTAACGGGCAAAGGTGCCCATGGCGGCAACGTTTGCTCCTGACTCGCTGTAAGCAGTGGGGTTGGCCACGCAGAAGGTGGCGGGTACGATCCCCGCCATTAAAAAGTGTCTAATCACGAGAAGCTCCTTTCCACTCGTAAAATTTCTTGGCAACCGTTTCAGGCTGTTCCAGTGCGTATTGGCGCACTTTGGCCTGAGTCAGGTCCTTAGCTTTGGCTGTCTCATACACATACTCGTCCCAGAGCGGATCCGTTGTGAACGCCAAATCGTTGGTCTGTTTGGGTTGATTTCCGGCCATTTTTGCGGCCAAAGCGGCCAAATCTGGTTGTGCCGGAGCAGCGCGTTCCGCTTGTGCCACCGCCAGGTCAGCAGCAGCCTTTACCTTAGCGTCTTTTGCTGGCTGAGCGTCTTCGTCTTTGTCCCCGTGGATGCCAAACACGCCCATCAAGCTGTATTTGCGGGCATATGTGATGGCCGCGCCCATCATCTGAGCCTCGGATCCACCACGAAGACCGGACGGCTTGAGGGGCATCCGGAATGCCTTGCTGTCGCCCGAGACATGCCAAAGCTCGGTGACCAAGTTATCGCCTTCTATGTGCTGGACGACGGCCACGCCGTGTTTCGTCGCGATTGGCCGCACCACATCCAGCAGAGCATCAAGCTCCACGTAAGTATAGTTGTTGCCTCTAGCCAGCTTCAGTGGGTTTTGCACCTCGGCCTGAATGGCGATCATTGCCTCCAGGACTGATTTGCAGGGATTTGACTCGCTCATAGTGTATTAACTCGTTCTTCATCCGTGTCAGTTCTTGTATCCGCCCTAGCCAAGCTTGCAGCTCATCTGCCAAAGCGGTGCGGCCTGCGACGCGCGCTTGCGTCATCGCTAGGTAAATCAACTCCCATTGTGGGGCTAAGTCAGTTCCTGGGCGGCACAGCTCCAACACCGCCTTCGGCAGGGTTAGTGCGACTTGTCGGGCCATGTGAGGGCCACCATCCCACTAAGGATTTGCCGCGCGCTGATGGCGTGTGTTTCACTAGCTTGCGCTATCGCCACCCGCATGGTCTCAGTGATCACGATGCTAGTTGCATAGTGGTTAGCCTCGCTATACCCAAGCCCCTCGTTACGCATTTTTATCGCAATGTCGGACGGGCTAAGAACCGCTGGCTTATGGATCAGCTTCTGTTCTAGCTCAGCGATCGTGCCCTTGAGGGTTTTGATTTGGCAATGTAGCGCCGAGGCCTGGCGATCGTAGGCATCCTTCAGACCACGTTTCTCGGCTTCATGCTCGAGGTCTTTGTTTTCTATTTCGCGCTTTGCACATTGTCTGTCGGCCGCTGCTTCTAGGCCTTTGACCATCCAATCGAAGAATCTTTGCATGTGTCCTCCAAAAGCTTAATGATGCATGACGCGTCACTTTCCGTCTACCTTAAAACGCACGCGCGATCTGCGCAAGGCGCATGACGCGTTCGAGCCGCTGTCTCAACCATGTGACTGAGCCTTTTTTACGAGGCTTCTTTGCTAGTGACGGAGGCTTTTTTTATCACGCGACGGCGCCGCGCACGGGTGTAGCACCCCTCCTCTTTCAACTGCATGGTGACGATGCGGATGATCTCACGGTGCAACACTGAGTCAGAGCATAGCTCGGCGTAGCGCGGATTGTGCTTGGCAAGCTCCTGGCGCACCCACGCGGCTCGGTCTTCAAAGCGCCAATCCTTGCGCGCGCGAGGGCTCATGCTTTTGTGTTTCGTGACCAAAAGTTCGACCGCTAAGACAATCATTCGTTCGCGAATCTCCTTCAGCGTGCAGCCCTCATCACCCATAGCTGACCACACCATTTCAAAGATACCGTAAATAAGCAGGTCTCGAAATTCCGCTGCGTCAACCGTGGGCTTCTCCGACTCGCGCAGCAGGTCCTGAAGCATCGGATAGGCATGTGATCGCTTAAACGGCTTGGTGAAGCGGTCAGAGTTTTTCAGCTGAGCAAGTAGCGCTCGGGCGTGCTGGAGCAGTTGTTCGTAGTTATCCACGCTACTGGGGAGGATCGCGGCCATGAAATGCGAAAGCTGAATGGGTTCGAACGTTTGCGCCACTGCAAAAAGATTTACTAGTTCGCGGGTTTCCACAGCTTCTCCTCGTAATGTGGTAGGTTGACAATATCATATCATGAGGCGGAGTTGTTGGGTGACTAGTAGCAGGGTTTTTAAAAAGGTTGCAAAGAAGCAAAAGCTCGGCCCAAACCCGGCGGCTCATCTCTGCCACCAGCCGTGCAGCCGTGCTAGGCAGGCGCACAGTGCCAAAAATCGAAGCAATTCCATATCACCGAGGGGGGTTAGCCCAATGTAGTAAATCTGGATTTAAAGCGCTAAATAGTTGCAGCTGAAGGCGTTGAATTTCAGGCAGTTAGGGAAAAAAAGACCTCCTCGAGCAGACCTGGTCGGTAATTGCGCAAGGAGGTAGATTTGGGATTCTCGTTCGAGTTAGCGCTGGAACGAGTTAAAGAAAAATGCAGCGGTAAAAGCTTGTTTCCGACGAGCACCGCTGCATTCAAGACTCCGGGAGGAGTGACACCAGATTACCTGGTTTTCTCGTTTCTCCCAAGCACAACCAAGCTCGTCGGTCCAGAATGCCTTCTGGGGGAGAAATTGACATGGCAACCGTACAATTCGAACGGCATCCTCACGATCGCGAACATCCGTACTCTATTATTTCTAACGACATTATCCGGCATCCGACTCTGAGTCTCGACACGATTGCATTGCTGATACGCATGCTGTCGTTACCCAGCGGGTGGCGCATGACCGAAGAAAGTCTACGCAAATTTGGCCGCGTTCAGCCGATCGGTGACAGGGTCATGCGTCGCATGATGCAAGAGCTTCGCGAGCATGGTTACCTAGAGAAGGTGGCGATCCGCGATGACACGGGTAGAGTCACGGAATGGAAGTGGTACGTGCGGGAACACCCAAAACCCGCTGACGAAAAGCCCTCTGACGATGGTTTCAGCCAGAAGGGCGGAAACCGTCATTCTGGTTCAGATTGCGTATCAGCGGAAAAAATGCCCTCACAGGGTGGTTTCAGCCAGAACGGCGGTTTTGCACACTGTGGAAAATGCACGCCTATAAGAAAGACTGAAAGAGAAGAAAGACTGAGCAAGCAATCAAAGAAGGACGGAGATGCTTGCTTGCTTCCTTTGGAAAAGGAAAATTTGAAGGCCATTCAGGACACGAGCTTGCGTCCAACGGTTCAGGCTTCGATAGCGCGTCAGGCAGCAGAAACAGGCTGGACGCCTGAAGAGCTAAAAAAATTATGGGAATTGGCTGTGCAGAAAGCCGATACGAATCCCGCCGGACTGTTCATCAGCCTTTTTGCTGCGGATGGGCTAACCCAGGTGAGAGCGCTTAGCAACAGAGAAAAATCAGTGATGGAACAGGATAGGATCAACACGCACCGCGAAATGGTCGACCTTTGGAGCGAGCAGTTTGGACACGCATTTTTAGTTGGCAGGACCGTGCAAGACGGCATCATGCGCTTTAGGAATGGTTTAGAGATTGATTTGCGACAGTGTCCAACATCATTAGAAAAGCAACTTAGTCAAATAAATCAATCTATCTGGGAGTCAAGTCGTCTGTAAGGTAAACTAAGCGCGAACGAGCACATCTAAGGGCACTGATGAAAACTTTAGACCCATCGCACAGACGCCAGATCTCGAAATACGCGCTAGCGGCACTGATGCGATATCGCTGGATGCACGATTCGATGCATGAGATCCGCAAATCGTGGATTGAGGACGACGATTTAAAAAACATTTACGATCTGGTGCAGGCCTTTGCGGTTCACGCGGTCGGCAACAAGTCCAGCTTCAAAGGCTGGCTGCTTGCTCAGCATGCGGATGGGGTCATGAGCGACCACGCAACGTTAGCGCTGGCTTTGGCGGACTATTCGATAGACGAGGTTGAGGCGAACCGAGCGATTAAAAACCTGCATGAGTTTGGGCGCCTCGACGAGGTCAAAAAGCTGTACTCCAGCTTAGAGGCTCGGGCTGCACAGGTGGGGATCTCGGAGGCCGTCGATGGTATTACCGTGGCGGTATCGGATTTGCCATGGGAAGGCGACGGCATCGGCAATCGATGGGGAGATCTGATTGAGCCAGAAGGCGAGTGGATGCGCCAGTTCATCCGGAAGCAAGAGCACTACCTTGCGACTGGGGAGAGGTTACGCGAAAACATGGTTCTGACGGGCTGGCCCCAGCTTGATGATGCAATGGGAGGCCTGCAACCGGGGCGGTTGGTGGTGATTGGAGCGAGGCCCGGTAATTGCAAGTCGGCGACGATGCTTCAATGGGCGCATAACATCGCCAGCGGCAATGAAAAAGTTTTGTTTGTCAGCCTAGAGATGAGTGAGACAGAGATCGCGCACCGGCTACTTGCGTGTCAGACTGGATTGAATTTGTCATATATCGCGGATGGGACCCTGTCAGCGGCCGATTTTAAGCGCCTGACTCAAGTTCTAGAGGAGCGCCGTATTGATCCGGCGGCACGCATTTGGACGATGGAAGGGAAGAAACAGACCCTATCCAGTTTGCGCCGAATCTGCCGAGAGCACGCGAAGCAGGGCGTAAAAATCGTCTTCGTCGACTACCTGCAAATCATGGAGGCGGACAGCCTGGACCGCAACCAGCCGCGGCATGTGCAGGTAGCGACCATAAGCAGGGGCCTAAAGCAGCTCGCACAAGAGCTGAAGATCTGCATCGTGGTAGGAGCGCAGCTATCGCGAGAGGTGGAGGGGAGAGCTGACCCGAAACCGCAGCTTCGAGACCTGCGCGAGTCCGGATCGATTGAGCAGGACGCCGACCAGGTTTTGCTGCTCGACAGGCCGGAGCTTCGCGATCCAAATGATCGCAAAAACTTACTGGTAGTGTACCTGAGAAAAAATCGTCACGGGCGCCCACTGACAGTGGAGTGCGACGCAGATCTAGTGTGTCAGCGCATTCATGAAATGCCGCCAGTCACAAAAATTACGAGGCGATATGCAAACGAGTGACCTAGACGAACTAGCCGAAATCGAAATGGCAAAAATCGGTAAGGCAGTGGAAGCGTCACTGGATGCGTGGCGTTGGAACCGGGACGCGGAGGTAAAGGACTTTCCCCCTGAGGTGCAAAAGTATTTGTTGAAGGATTGGGAGCCGGGAAAGCTGTGAGACAGTTAAAAGATCTGTGTGATGAGTTTCTTCATAATTTAGACCGTCACATGACAAAGCTGCAAAGAAACGCGGAGTCAGCGTTCGAGCCATGGGAAACGCTTTTGCTCTGCCTATGCGGCGCGGAAGCTCTTGTTGTGTACAGATTCCTACGACATGAAAACGGTCTAATCGGGGAAGGCAGCGCGCTGTTTCTTACACCCGATGAAGTGTTTCACAGAGCGTTTTTGACCGAGGAAGCATACAAAAAGGGTATAAAATATTTAAAACGACATCATTACGTTGTTGAAATTGAGGGATGGGATGAACGCAGTCCTTCGCGGTGGATTGTACGACATCCTGACGAAGCGAAAGAGTTGCAAGACATGGAGTCGTGAACCGGCAGGGCACAGGCTAAACTTGGCAAACGCACAGATGGCAATGACGTTGAAAAGCCTCCTGACGCACAGAAAGGGGCCTAGAAGGCGCTATCGTGGTAAAAACGTATCGAAAGACATCTGAGCTACGATCGATGCCCTAAGGGGCTGCAAATGAATTAGGAGCAAGCATGCAAGCAAAAGTATTGGCAGCCCACGAGGCACCCCCCAGCAATGGGCAGTGGCAAGCCGTCGCTGTAGTCGATGTCGAGATCTTGGTTAACCTGATCCCGGTCATCATTCGCGGGATTACCGTCCGCACCAAGCCCCAAGAGGGGAAGACCTTTTTCGGGATGCGATCCATGAAGCGAGATGAGGAGTGGGCACAAATCGTGGAGTTCCCCGAGCATGGCAAAGAGGTTCAAGCGGCCCTGCTAGAGGCGTGGAACACGTGGAACAAACAGCCTAAGCCGCAGACGGAGTCGAAGCAGCCGGTCGGTCTAGATACGTTGATGCGATTCGCAGCAGTAGATGTGAATTCAATCCCGGCGCAACACAAACCGACACCGAACCGCGCCATCTTGGAAGAGTGCCCGTTCTAAGGCTAGAATTTTGCAAAAGAGGGGACTGCTCCCCTCCCATCACCAATGCTTTTGATCCTCGCACACCGATTCGCAGATCTCAGTAAGACGGTCTGAGATTTGTTCAGGCAAAGTTAAGGTGTTGTTGAAGTCTTGTAGCTTTCCATCCGGGAGCACAAGCCTAAAGGATTCATGGAGCACAAGCTTTGCAGCTGCACTGTCGCAAATCATGGGCGTGACGACGTAGTCAACGATTGCCTGTTTGGTTTTGGGGAAGCAACTGAGGCGCTTTTCGATGACGCACCGTTGAAACCCAGCGTCTGCCTCAGCTAGCACCGCAGAGACTAACCGCTGCTGATCGAGCAGGCGGTAACTTACGGATCCATCTGGGTGCTCGTCTATGCCCATCTCGGCGAAAATTCGTCTCTCGTTGAATGTGGAGAGATCTGTTGTCTCCCAATCTTGGTCATCGATCATGTGTATTTCCTTACGTCAGCTGCAAGTCGTCCAGTGTTAAACAAGATAACAATTCATTTACGATTGATGCAACAACTTATTGATTTGCCGCTTCACGCATCGCTTTCAGCTCTTTTTTGCGAGCAGTCATCACCGATGTGGGGCAGATACGGCCTTGCAAATGCGACAAAAACCGAGCGGCCCTTTGAGCTCGCGCGATCTCTATACGGTCGGTCAATTCACGCTCGATCATTCTTAACGTTTTCTTCGCAATCGGATCGACACGATTGGCATGTTCGCTGTAAAGCTCACGCAAATTAGGTAGATCATTGAGTAGCTCATCCACAGCCAATCGAATAAGTTGCGATAGTCTTACGCCATGCCTTTCTAGCTCTGTACCAAGTTCCTGATACACGCTGAACCCGGTGCAATATGGATTTCTTCTCATGTGACCTTTCCATTTGTGTTCAACCGCAGGCTCGGCTTCGTCATGTTCCACGTGGAACACTGTTCGACCCGACCGCGGCTCATAAAACAGCTCTAAAATACCTGCTTACCAACGAAATACGAACAAAACACGAACAAACGCAAGATTTACCGTTGTTCGCCGCTAGTGACGCGCTCGACCTTCGCATTTCAGTGGTTCAAGGAAGAACACAAAAAAGCCCCCACATACCGGTTTCAGCGAGAAAATACCCGGATCTGCCGCGGTGGGACGTGGACAATGTGGCGAAGACGCTGCTGGATGCTGGTAACGGCATTCTGTGGGCGGATGATCGCCAGATCGCTAGACTTAGCATTGAGAAGGCCTATGGACCTGAAGATCGCACTCACATAGAGGTGTCATGCGTAGATCTAACAGAAAAACTCTCATTGCAGCCTTGAGAGAGGCCAAATGGGACTTAGAAAGCGCATGCGATAGCTTAGGCATTACACCTGCGCAGCTGGCTATACACATGACCGACCAGGATCTTGATGCGTCGTGGCTAGCGATACAGGCACAGATCGATCTCCAAGTCATGCAGAGAGCTAATCGGATGCTGGATCTAGCACTGGATCAGGTAGAGGACACTCTACAGCATGGCGAGGACCCCAAATACACCCTGACGGCGGCTAAAATGGCAATAGACCTACACGGGCAGATGGCAGAGCGGGTCCAGATCCCAGCTCAGCTTAAAAAGCTTGAGGATGCGATGGCGAAATTCGGTTTCGATAGTGAGGGCTAAAATGCCCCCACATACCGGTTTCAGCGAGAAAACACCTTAGGGATAGTACCGCTCGTATAGTGCTTGCATTTTGGGATCATCAGGAAACGCTAGGTCCATAGTCCGGGGCTCTCCCTGACTACTCTCTAACTGCGCTGGGTCCTCGGCCCGAGCCGCCTCACGCGCAGCTTGCAACAGAGAATTGGGTCCCGACTCACTGAGCAGACGAATCAAAGTGCGCGCTTTGCTATCAGCTGTGCCGCTTAGTAGCCCGTCGATGGTGCGGCTAATCGGAGTGCCACGCAACGCTGTACGCGCGAGCCATTTCATGCCCGAGACGCGGGTGAGCAGATCGACGGCTCTGGATAGTGTGCCCGCTTTCGCAGCTTCTGGTGTTTTCTTAACGAAATCTTGAAACACTTTAGTTTTGGTTGCTGCGGCCAAGTCTCGTTCAATCTTAGAAAAGTTTTGAGCCAGTCGTTTAAAAGCCGTTTGATTGCTAGAGCCCATCAGCGGTAACCAAATATCGCGTCCCTGAGCAATTTGCTGCACAAACTCAATTGGCTCGTTTGGCGCAGTTCGCATGAGCCGTTCCAAAAACAGATCGGCGATTGCGTTAGCGGCCTCAGGGCTTTGCTTTTTCGCTTGATCCAGCACAGAACGCATCTGCGCGGGCGTACGTGCCTCTGCCGCGTTTGTACGCAGTTTTTCAGTAGGCGATCCAGTCATGACGCGTGCAACGACATCGGTGGCCTTTTTTCGTGGGGCCATCGCTGCGCGCTGAGTTGCCAGTTGTTTTTCTCCCGGGGTATTTTGCACGCTTTCTTCGATCAAGCGCATTTGTTGTTCGATCTCAGATCGTGTTGTAGGAGGCAACCCGGCTACATCAAGAGCGTTGCTTAGTTCGCCGTAAGCCGTTACAAGATCTTTAGTGTCGATGCTATCCGCGGCATGCTGGACTCGTTTAACGACGGCTTTATATTTGTCGCCAAGTGCCAGTTGTACGGCGCGATTGTCGGTCAAATTTTTTAAAACAGCTTGAGGACTACCGTCGAGCAGGTCTTGTAGCATAAAATAGCCAAGGCCATGGGCGCTGTCTTTACCGAGAGCATTTTGATAAGCATTGATGCCATCAGGGTTCAAAATAGCGTTAAAGGAGGCGACTTCTTTGCTGCGCGGGTTCAGCAGCGGTCTAAGCGATGGGTTACGGTCAAATGTTTGCTTAAATTTGCCGTAATCCGAGTTTAGCTGTTGCAGTTGCTGCATTGCCCCTGGCTCATCGGCTAACCCACGCACCAGCAGCTCTTCAATCTGATCATCGATGCTGAACAGCAGGTTCGCTTTGTCTCCTGGCATGGTCAGAGCGGTTTTTTGCCGAATGGCTTTTTGCACATTACGCAAGTCTTTTACGCTGATATCAACAAGGTTATCCCCACCGATCGTAGCTAATGCCTCTTCGATGCGAGAAAGGCTAGATCCCATGGCACTATGTGTCCCGCGTTCAAGAGCTCCGCGAACGTTTCCGCCCATCAACAAATAGGTCTCGCGCGTTTCACTGATCAAATTGCGTAGTGTGTCGCCAGAGACAGCAACATTGCTGGCACCAAATTGGCGGTCCCACGCTTTGTAAGCGTCACTAAGCGGCCGGTATGCAGCTTCCCGAGCTTGTTGTAGTGCTGTTCTAGCTCGGGCTGCCATTTTGTCGACGGGAATTGCTTTGAATCCATCGACACCGGCTAAACCAAGTGATTTTTTTAGATCTAAGATGAGCTGCTTGCCGGCTTTTGCCGCAGATTTGGCAATACGTCCAGCAGCGGAGCTTACGATCTGTCCTGCGGTTTTAGTGGTATCGACCTGTTGCAGGGCATCGCCGATAGCTTCTAACTCAGTAGCTGGCTGGCGGACATACGCAGCGGATTGTTTTTGCAGGTCCAGAATCTGGGCTGCCTCGGCGTTCCTTGAGCCGATCAATTCTTCATGTGGCCCGGCATTGATTAGTGCTTGCAGCTCGGCTTTTTCCGTTGCCGTCATCTGCTCTAAAATTTCTTCTGCGGTTGCCCCAGCTCGAAGAGCATCAGCGGCTGCTTTGTTTAGGCCTCGTTTACTGGCTAACAGGGAAATTGCTGTAGTGACCAGGGGTACAGCTGCAGCTCCTCCGATTTGAGCCAGTTGACCTCCTCCGAGTTGCCGTACGCTCTCTCCTGCCAATGTGCTGCCAAGGCTGGTCAGCAGTCCTTTGACTCCGCCTACTCCGCCGAAATAAAGAGAAGGATCTGCAAACATACCAAACGCAGACGTTGTTAGACCAGTAAGCCCAGAAGCAGGCGTTTTGCCTTGTGCGCCGGTAAACTTTTCAACGTACGGCAGCGCCATTTCGGTGAGGCTTGGCGCTGAGGGTTCAAATGTTTGCGCTCGTGTTGCCAACAAATCTGGCAAACTAAGCGCGGCTTGCGTCCCTTTAACAGCTAGATCTTGCAGAAAGGAACGCTCCTGCGGTGGTGCAGCCATTGGTTTCTCACCTGGCTCTTCACCATAGTACCGTTTGTAAAGCTCTTCTATTGGTAATGACAGCGTCATAGACACCTATTTAGATTGAGGCTGAGAAGCAGTACGTTTTTTTGCCATGCGTGCGTCAGCTAGGCGGCTAGCAACTGTTTTTGCTTGGGCTATCTCCGCTTCAGTCAGTATTCGCCCTGCTGCCTGTGCTTCGTTTTGCAGATCACGAATGATTTTGCTTAAAGCGTCTTGGAACTCAATCTGCGGCAGCAGCGAATCCAGCACTGATTTCATCTGGTCAGGACGTTTTAGCGCTTCGGCGTCTAGTGGTGGCGTTTTAGGCATGCCGCTAAGGGGGCTTTGCATCAGTTGGTTGTAGAGTCGTGCAATCTCTTGACGGGTAGCCAATCCATTTGCGCTTTCTAACCAACCAGGAGCCAGCCCACTAACGTCGCTAACTGCTCTGCCAAGATCAACGCCTGCGCTAGCTAGACTGCTACTCAGCTTGTCAAACGACTGACGGATTTGCGGTATGATGGTTTCCGTTTGTCCTATGCTTTGCAGAGCTTCGTTCACACGCTCTTGCTGCCCTTGTAGCGGTGTAGGAATTCCAAATGCTTTAGCCCCCAGTGCTTGCCTAATCATCGTCGGATCGAACCCAGCCCCGCTAACTAATGATTCGAACCCACCGCCTTTTCGCTGCGAGCCTTCCCTGCCTAGCATTCCTCCTACAGTGCCGCTTGCTCCGGTGCCGGCAAATGGCATACGAATGCCGCCAGACGCAAGCATCTGCTGCAGTGTTTGCATGCCTCCAGGTTGCGTAAGCGCAAGGTTGACGAATGGTGCAAGGCTTTGTGCAAGTACAGGAGCTGAACTTTCCTGCTGTTTAAGACTGCTTTCAAACTCCTGCTGACGACGATTCGCCAGCATTTCGGCGATGCCAGTGCCAAGATACGGTTGTATAGGGGTACTCATGATTGAAAGCCTCCTGGCATTTGTGCGGCCATGTTGAATTGCTGTGGCCCCATCAGACCAGCCATAGGTGAACTTCCCTGCCCCATTAGCATGCTTAGCAGATCGCCTTCGACCATCTCACCAGGAAATGTTCGGTCATGCATGCCCAGGCGTTGCATCTGCCTATTTAGCAGTTGACCTAGTGCAGTGCCAACTTGGTTGTAGTCAGGTTGTTGCTGTCCACCGCCCATGAGCATCATGAGCAGTTGCAGAAGCTGCTCTTGGCCAGGTTGCACAGGCTGACCTTGTGCACCGGCCATCATTTGTTGATGAGGCATCATGTCTAGCCCCATAGACGTTTGCATTGGGTTCATAGTCCATAACCTGGCATAGCTGTTGCTGATGGGCCAAAAAGCTGTTGATTTGTGACCTGCGGGTTACGCGGCATCACGCTACGCATAAAGTCTAGCTGGCTAGGGGCTGGTGCTGATGGACGGGCTTGTTGAGCTGCTTTTTGCCCGGTCGTCTGACCAAAAAACTGCTGACCGGCTGATAGCAAATCCATGATGGGGCTTTGTCCGCCAGCGCCAGGCGTAAGCAAATTCTGTAGCAACCCTGGTCTAGCAGCCTGACCTTCGCCTACCTGACGCATGGAGGCCATGCTGCCAAGTAGCGTGTTTGTCAGGCCCATTTGTCGTTCGGCCTGCTGGGCTGCTAAGTCCTTTTGCAACATACGAGCGGCTTGCGCCATAGCTGCATCAAACCCACCCGTGTATTTTTCCTGACCACTGCCGTACATCTGTTGCAGTCTGGGCATCGTTTCGCTTTCAAACTGTTGCATGGCCGCTTGGTACATGGGGCTGAACGCCTGCGGAGAAGCACCTAATAGCTGCTGAGCAAAGGGCCCCAGCGTGTCGAGCAGGTTGCCGTACATCTGGCTTCCTTGAGCCATGTAGGGTTCTCGCGTCTGCGGTGTGCCAAGGAATACGTCTAAAGGGCTGTACGGCCGCCCTTGTTGTTGAGCAATTTGGCGCGTTCTGCCGCTGAATAGATCGCCTAGTGCGGGCCCAGCTTGAGCAAGGATATTCAGCAATGGAGGCCCGAACGCCATCAGCGCTGAGCCTAATGTTACGGGATCTGCCACGGTTAGGACTCCGTTAAATATTCAATTGTTACGTACCCACTGTATCCCGGATACGCAATCGCCGCGTTGAGCACGACGTTAGGGCCTTGTATATACAGTTCGATGCCGGCTCCCGACACACTGACGTACGGCAACGGCAGATAGCGAAAGTATTCAGGGTCAGGGCCAAGCACGCCAGGAACCGGGCTAGTTAGCGATACGTTTGCTAAAGTGCCGAATAGGCGCGTAACAAAGCGCAAATCGGAGGGGAGAAACGTAGGCGGAGGCACCGCCGGGTTCGGGTATTTGATTGGTATGCCGTGCGGGTACAGGTTGACCCCAAGCAATACTTGCGGGATGGGTACAACAACGCGAATCGCATATCGCGTATCGCCTGAAACGTTCGTGGGTGGCCACTGTTGCCCCGTCGCGATTGGCTGAAACGCGTAGTTAGCTACCTCACGTTGGTTAAGGTAGTACGCAGTCGTTGCTTCACGGGCCTCTAGTTTGCTTTTAACGGTATCTGTCTGCTCCGGGTACTGCCAGGCAGGAGGTAGAAACGGTCCACTGTCGGGAACATTGCTCATATTTGCTCCTCTTCAGGTGGTGGCCATGCCTCGACGTTGGTAAACCTGCCCGCCGGGCAGCAGTGCACTAGGATACCCTGCAATTCAAAGTCCTGATTAAAGAACGGAGTCGCTTGTTGAGGCGTAATTGTGATTTGAAACGCTACGCTGCGACCTGTGACGCCGACATACACACGTTTTACCGTGCTCAAACCTGTTCCTTGTATAGGCACAGTCTTTGAGCTGCTAGGTGTCGGATCTGGGCCGCCCGGTTCAGGGTTGATGCTAGCCTCATCGACATATGTATTGACCGTAATGGTTCCCTGTAGCTGTGGGACGCAATAGATATCGATATAGGGGATGCGAACGCGTTGTAACGCTGACAGAAATGGGTTTTCAAAGTTCGTGATTAAGCTAAACGGCAGACCTGTCTGCTCACCAAATTCGTTGACATCACTGCTTACATCGTCGCTAATCTGAAGTAAACGCCCGCTATCGTGCCCTGCTGCTAGGATGAGTTTGTCGATCAGACCGCCGTAGGTAAACCACGGCTGATCATATGAGCTCCAAGGCGCTGTTAGACTGCTCCACGGTGTTTCTGCCGTAGTGCGAAACAGCAACAAGGTGTTGTAGTAAGCCACACCCTGAGCCCAGCTATTTTCTAGATAGTTCCAGATCAGCAGACGATTGGTGCGCACACTGGCGCTCCGTACATAGTCTGTGCTCGTCTGTTCTCCTGGATAGCTGATCAGCATTTGTTGGTTGTAGAAGTCCTGCGCCATGACGACACGGCGGTAGTTCGACGACACGCGTTGATCAGCTGGGGCGCCGGATTGATCTTGGTAGCTGGTTTCGACCGTCTGCGGAATGTCTAAAACGGGCATGTCAATGCGTTTGGTGTCAGCACCATTGCTAGCGACAAAGCCTTGCTGAGACAGACCTAGTACGCTGTCGTCAAAGCTCCATACGCCGTTACTAGAGCCAGCTCCGTATTGGTCATTCACAATCTCCCAGACAAACGGACGCAGCGCGTTATCTGTGTAACGTAGACACCAGATCGACCGTTCGAAATAAACAATTAGCTGGTCTCGCACGACGGCCGCCCCAACGATTGCCTGCCCGGTAGCAGCATCGGCAAATGTCGCGCCGTTAGGCGTAATGTCACCCCAAGCGTTCGGGTTTGTGGGGTTTACCTGCGGAGCACTCCAACGAGCTCGTTGCGGGTATGGCGTACCTGTGCTGGCTCCAACACCCTCATATGTATAGAACAGGATTAAACGCCCGCGGTACGCAACGATGATTCGCGCACTGCGTACGTTATCCCCTCCAGCTACTGGTGGGGTAAATGCCACCATGTTAGTGCCGTTATACCGCTGCATCTCGTCGCGAAAGTTCGTCGCATACAGCTGCCCGCGGTACATCGTGCCGTTAAATAGTTCGTAGTTGCGGGTCGTAAACGTTGGACTGCCAGGAATAAGAGTGAACGTCCCTGGCCCCGCGTTAAAGGTGTAGGCCGCATTGGCAGTAAACGCAATCAACCGCGTTTGCTCGTTTCCTGCGTCAGCTTCATAGCCTAACAGCCCCTGGATAGGCAGATAGACGGAAACCGCTCCTATCTGCAACGGATTGATCTGTGAGCCTACACGCGGACTTAGCGGGGTATTTGGGGCATAACGCAAGGTGATGGTAAACGGAGCTGGCCCAGCGGAAATTGCGGACACAACAAACGCGCCAATTTCACCGTTTTGGAATAACCATACCCGCATCCCAACAGACAAACCGGTGCTAACGGCTGCACACGTCATCGTCACCGTGCCAGTGCCTGTATTGATGACCGTAACCGCAAAGTTACCAGGCAACCACTCCGGTACGCGACCAAGAACGCGCGCACCATTTCGTTTTTGGATCCTGCCCCTCTTGGCGTAGCAATTGTCTAGCTCAAAAAACGAACCCTCTGGTGATGTCCAGCTTGGGTAGTATCGGTTAAGCCCACTGCCGATAGGGGCGATGATGCGCGGCTGTAACGTCATTGGACCACTAAGATTGTAATGCCGTTAGGTGTGGTGAGACCTGGAGCTGACGCATTTGACCCATCCGTTTTAAAGAAAGAAACAACAACGTGAGAAGCTGTGATGTCCCATGCAAAAAAAACATTGCGTGGAGCCTGACGAACGCTAACGAACACTTTGGCTTCAGCCAGCTGCGTTGTTGTTAAATTTGTACTAAAATCAATTCTGTACGTGGCTGGGGCCGTAAACACCGGAGGATCGTTAAAATTGAAGCTCCCAGGGAGTAAGGTGATTGAACTGCCAGTCCCATTGGTTGAACATTTCCCTAACACAGTGATTGCACTAACGTTCGGAGGCGTAACCTGGTACACACTAGAAGCATTGGCAAAAAACAGCTGTTCTTGGCCACTGACGGTTTTGCTGTACAGCTGAGTTTTAGGGCTTGCCAGGACTGGGTCGACCTGTACGTCATTTAACGTAACTTTAATGTGTTCGCCCTGGTCACTCGCCTCAGTAAACGTAACGTGATCCGTGCCGAAAAAGGTGTTGACCAAGTTAGTGTTAGTGCTCAGAGCAGGCTGTTGAGCGGCTGGGCTGTCGTTTGGGTTAGGCGCGTTTAACGTGTATGTCATCGTTTACCCTTTTGGACCTTTTGAACCTTGTTGCTTTTCGCCTTCCCAACTTTTTTGGGCAGTTTTTTGCCTTTTGGCGTGTGTTCTTCGAATTTTTGCGCGACAGCCGGCTCGTTGGCGTACAGAAAAGCGCGCTGTTCTTGGCTTTTGAACGGCATATCAGTACCAATACCCTGTTGTAAGCCCCGAGTTTGTCCCATTTTGGTAAGCAAGCTGTTGAGAGTACGGCGTAGTCGGCCGTTGCTGACTGTTTTCCATCAACGTCGTCCTTTGGCAGTAGGTCAGCTGTTCTTTCAGCATGGGCATCACCTTGTTAATCTGGTCGGTATCCATGCGTTCTTCAAAGATCTTTTTAGCAGCACCGAAAGCCAGAGCCTGCCACCAGAAGGACAGTTCCGGAGGCTGACCGTTTATCAATGCGGTGGGCAAAGCGTAAGCTTGCAAAACCAGCAAGTAGCTTTGGTTTGGTACGGGTCTTACTTGAAACTCGCTATCAAACAGAAGCAAGCCTTGTGGGCGTTGCCATTGACCGGTTGCGTACTGAATGCTGATGGGCTCACCCGTTGGAATGATAGTGCTGAACGTTAAGCTAAGAGACCCAGTAGCGTAATTAACGGTGCTTCCGATGGTAACGCCATTTTGATTGTTAAATTGGCCATTGGTGGTGTCCGTGCCATACAGCAACGTGTTGCCTGACAGAGCCGAGACATAGACGGTACCAGGCGTGATCTGCGGAAACTGGAGCGACGTTGTGTACGGCCCGACCGTTCCATTGCCAGTTAGATAGGCCTGCTGTTGGAACTCCGGGAACATTTGGTAGAACTGCTGCTGCGACTGGCTAAAGAAGATCGGGGAGCCAGCAACGTAAGCCGGACCACTAAAGCTAGTGTACAGATCCCATGGCACCGCGTAGGTACCCTGACCGGGAACTAGTGGCAGCTCGTAGTTGATCTGCTGCTTGATTAGGCGTAGCTGCTGCGGGAAGTCGTTTAGGTAGTAGGTGTTGATGTACCCGTCGATTTGCGCGTCTGTGAGCTGCTGATTGTCTTCAGCTACCAAGCGGCGCACCTTGTTTCGGATGCTCTGCAGAGTGGTCATGTCCCCTCATAGTTTAAGGGGACTGTACCACGATTTTAAAATGAGGTTTACCCGATCTGACCAAACGCATCAGCCATGAAGCTGTACCGTGGCTGGCCTTTGGTTGTCACCATAACTTCCCGCTCGCCATCGCGCAGAATCGCGTTGCTGTCAGTTTCGATGTTGTGGGTGTAGTACGCTGAACCGTCTTCTAGAGCCCTTACAACGCCCCAGGGCAGCTCGTAGTGTGTTTGGTCCCTGAGGATATAGGTAGCGATCTTCTCGCCTTTATAGCGCCGATACGTGAAACGCAGCGTGCCGCCTGGACGTTCGTAGAAGTGAAACTTGCCACGCACAAGACGTTTATCAAGTGTCTGCTGTTCGGGAGTGTCGCGTACGATTGTGTCCTGATCAGGCAGGATTTCCGGGCTTTGCCAGTTTGCAAAGTCGACCGATTCGCCAGCTCGTTTGGATGTAGATGTTCTAGCCATATGCTCCTTATAGCGTGTTGCGGTATGGGTTTAATACTAAGCTTGAATTCACTCCGAAGCTAGCCAAGGTTGCAAAATCGTAGGCGGGTAGCGTAGGTGACGGGAATGCAAACGCGGCAAAATTTGTGGTATCAGCGTCTACCGTCATGGTGTTGGCCGTCACGCTCTTAATCGTGCAGGTCTGACCGTTAAACTGGCTCATGCCACACATGCGCGGGATGTTAACGTAGATTAGCTGACCGGGTACGTAGTTGTGGTCCTGGTTTGTAGTAATCGTCGCGGTAGCCGCTAGCGTAATAGCTAGGATCTGGTAGCTCTGTGGTTGCCAATACGGAGGCACGAGCAGTTTGCGGAACGTTACCGCAGTAGCAGGGGCTGCAAAAGCCGACGTGTCAAGGCCGTTAAGCTGAAACGTAGTGGGTCCAGTAACCGTCACCTGACACAGCAAGCCCGCTACTTGGGGCATGCCAGTACAGGCTTGGAGCAGAACTTTGTCTCCAGTCTGCAAATTGCCTGTGTTTGTGCTTGTGACGACGGCAGGGTTAGCCAGAGATAC